CAGTATCTTTTTACATACGTCTGCCAATTTAATGCAATAGGTGATTGTACAATTTTAAGAATGTTGTAATAATTTATTGGTCTCGATGTCATCGGTGTTCCGGTTAATAACCAAACTTTGGGTATTTTATCGACAATATCATTAATTAATTTGGTTCTTTGTGCGGTTGGGTTTGAAATATAATGAGCTTCATCAATAATAACCAAATCAAATTTTTCTTTAAGTATTGGTTGACGGATTTCTTCACCCAATGCAACTGACTCCATTGAGTGGTAATTTTTTATTATATCGTAATTTATAATGTAATAATCAAAAGTCGAACCCCATTTTTTACCTTCAACTATTAATGTTTTTTTATCAGAATAGTTTTCAATCTCTCTTTGCCAGTTAATCTTTAAAGAAGCGGGACAAATAATAAGAACTTTCTTTACTCCACTTTCCATAGATGCAATGATTGCGGATGTTGTTTTACCAAGACCCATATCGTCAGCAAGGATATACCTATCATTTGCTAATAATTTTTCAATGGCAACTTTTTGGTGTTCCATTGGTGGTCTCTTTGAATATGGAGAATAATCAACTTCTCTATTTAATTTTTTCTCTTCTTGAATTATGGATGATTTGGGTAACCACATTGCGTAGTTTTTTTCACTATCGGTTACTCTACCCCAAATGTGGTACGCTTTATCACTTTCACATAATAATTTTTCACACCATACTTTTTCTGGTACTTTTGGAAGGTGTTTATCTTCCATTAGTTTTTCACCAAAATTCGATGCAACATTAATATACTTTTTAGCAACACGAGGTATTACCTCATGGTATTTAATTACGTATTCAGCTTGTGGACGAGTTAACTTAAAATTCTTTACCTCTAAGAACTTTTTTTTGAATTCTAATAATTGATTATTAAAACCCTCGTAGTTTATTAATATGTCTCTCGCCTCTATTTCAGGTATCTTACTTTGCATATATTCCTAAATATAACGAAATAGAATCAATAATGGAACTATTTATTGGTATGAAGAATAAATTACCAATTACGAGAATAAGTAAATTTTTCTCCCAAGATGACTTTGATTTAAATGTCAGAATGGGTGAGGAATACTTACACGGTGATTTAGGTATGAAATTGGTATTATTTAGGGTTGATAGACAAAAAACCGATACCGATGAGGTTTATGGTGAAGTAGGTAAAGATGAAATTAAATTTTTACCACCTGTTGAATTTTACGGTTTGGTTAAGGTTGAAGAATCAAAAAATAACAGTTATACTAAAGGTTTAAATAGATATTTGGAACCTGGTAATATGACAATATCGGTTTACCTAAACCATTTAGAAGAATTAAAAGTAGATATTAGATACGGTGATTACATCGGTTATCCTGAATCTGAAGAAAAAATAAGATATTATACTGTATCTAATGATGGTAAATTAACCGCAGATAATAAACACAATATGTTTGGTTACAAACCATTCTATAGAACAATACTTTGTGTTCCGGCACAAGAAACAGAATTTAGAGGAATTTAATTATGGGATTACCTAAAAGAAAAAATAATATACAAGTTTACGGTCAACATGAAAATGAGGAAGGTTCTATTATTGGTAGAAGAAAAGAGTTATTAGAAAGAATAACAAAATCTGACACTTATTTACCTGAATCGGTTTTACATGACGACCTTGATTTGGGTATGCTTGATTTTGTTAAAGAAAATTTCAAGGTTGTATCTGACGGTAATCAAATCCCTATCATTCCTAAAATATTAACAATACAAAGATGGGGTGAGTTTACAAATAATTGGACATTTTCAGATGATGACGGTAATATTAAGTTACCATTTATTGCAATTGTAAGAAAACCCGATGTTCAATTTGGAACAAATCCAGCAATACAAAGAACAATACCCGATAGAAGAGAATTTTTTTATGCTAGTGTTCCGACATGGGACGGTAATCAACTTGGTGCTGACATTTACAAAATTCCACAACCAATTGCGGTGGATATTACTTTTGATGTTACAATTGTTTGTACAAAATTTAGAGATATAAACAAATTTAATAAGGTTGTTTTACAAAAATTCTCATCCCGCCAATCATATACGTCCGTAAAAGGTCATTATATACCCATAGTATTGGATAGAATCGAAGATAATACTCCAATGGATACTTTGGATGGTAGAAGGTTTTACATCCAAAATTACACCTTTACAATGTTAGGATTCCTAATTGATGAAGAGGAGTTTGAAGTTAAACCGGCAATCAACAGGGTGTTGACTATGTTGGAAACTGATTTGAGTTCAAGTAGAACACCAAGACCTGAGATTAATCTATCGATAACAAGTTCATATTCAAGTGGTTCAATTGTTTCACAATATTCTGTAGTTGCGTCTCGTAAAGTTGATAAAACAGTTGAGATTACATTTGATGATATATTGGGTGTTACAACGGGAACTACAGTCACAATACCGGTTAAATTATTTATTGAACCTAAACAAATTTCGGGGACAACTGAATATACGGTTGCAGGTTCTTTTGGGAATTTAAACCAAACAAGTACTTTTAGTGGGTTAACTGTTGATACAATTGGAAGAAGTAATTTTAATTTTGTGACAACAAAAGGTTCGTCAACATTTACTCCAGCACTATCACCAACACCAACACCAACCATAACACCAACAAGAACCGTCACACCTACTATTACCCCAACAAGAACCATTACACCAACACCAACTAGAACTCCAACGATTACCCCAACCAATACTTTAACCCCAACTATTACACCTACCAATACAAACACACCAATTAACACACTAACTCCAACAAGTTCAATTACCCCAACCCAAACCATCACACCAACCCCAAGTGTAACATTAACACCAACCAATACTATCACTCCCACCAACACCTTAACCCCTACGAATACATTAACACCAACTGTAACACCGACAAACACGGTAACTCCAACAATTACACCAACCCCAAGTATAACATTAACACCAACAAATACGATTACTCCCACCAACACTATAACACCAACAAATACACCAACACCAACACCAAGCATAACAATATCGGACGATAAACTATTAATTACTGGTGGATTTGCAATATACAATGGTACATTATATAATGACATAATTAAATTAAACTCAAATGGTTCAGTTGATAGTTCATTTAGTGGTGGAACCGGATTTGATAATTTCTTAGAAAATCACATAATATATGATAATAAAATTTACGGTGCGGGTTATTTTACGACATATAGTGGTGTATCATCCAATTACATAATTAGATTAAACCTAAATGGTTCAATTGATAATACATTTAGTGTTGGGACAGGATTCAATAGTATTACAAAATTTGTTGTACCACAATCTGACGGAAAATTAATAGTTGGTGGATTTTTTACATCATATAATGGAACATCGGCAAATAAAATAGCTAGACTAAATTCTGACGGAACTATCGATAATACATTTAGTGGAACAACATCAACTGTTTATGGTGGAACTGTTCAAGACGTTACTTTACAATCGGATGGTAAAATGATTGTTTGTGGTAGTATGACCACAAGAAGAATTGAGAGACTTAATTCCGATAAGAGTCACGATTCTAGTTTTACAACTACAGTCGGTACGGGATTTAATGCCTACACATACATGTCATCGGTACAATCAGATGGTAAGATTGTCGTTGGTGGAGATTTTACATCATATAGTGGAGTGACATCTAATAGAATAATTAGATTAAATTCCGGAGGAACTATCGATGATACATTTATCATTGGAACCGGATTTAATAATAGTGTTTATTTTGTCTCGACTCTTTCAAGTGGTAAAATAATGGTCGGGGGAGCGTTCACATCGTATAGTGGTGTAACATCTAATAGGATAGTTAGACTAAATTCTGATGGAACTATCGATAATACATTTAGTATTGGAACAGGATTTGATAATCACGTACTTAGTATTGTTGTTCAAACAAATGGTAAAATATTAGTTAGTGGTAATTTTACATCATATAACGGTACATCGGTAGGAAACATTGTACGTTTATTATCTGATGGTACATTAGATACTACACTTAATACTGGTACAGGATTTGGTTCTGGTGCCACCATAACAACGATAACACCAATAAGTTAAATAACATGACAATACAAGAATTTTTATACGAAAAAACATTATCTCATATTGAAATATATGGAAATTTAATAATCAATTTAGTTGTTGATGATGATATCTACGGTCTTAATGTTGATACCAGTCATCTTGAATCTTTATCGGTTTTAGAAAGAACTGACAATTTTATAATTGATGGTGATTTATTAATTTGTGGTAACATTACCGTTGATATTACGGAGATTAATATGTTATAAAAACTAATCTCCGTAGATATCTTTTTTCTTTTGGATTTCTGTTGATTTTTCCTCTTTACAGGTTTCATCAATCCACTTTTGAACAATTTTATAAATTTTTAATCCTTTTTTATCGCAATATTCTTTTAACATCTTGTGGTGTTTCTCACTAACCTTGATGTTTTTGGTAGTATTTTCCATGATAAAGATAAATATCGATACTAAAAGATAAATTAGTGTCTATAAGTATAATTTTTCATAAAATCAAGGAAATCTTTGCTAAAAACAAAGATATTTATAGAAAAGTAATAAAAATTAATTAACCAAACAAGAAAAAAATGGCAAATTCAAATAAAGTATTTGTATCTCCAGGTGTGTACACATCGGAAAAAGATTTATCATTCGTAGCACAAAGTGTTGGGGTGAGTACATTGGGGTTAGTGGGTGAAACTTTAAAAGGTCCCGCTTTCGAACCAATTTTAATAACAAATTTCGATGAGTTCAAATTATATTTTGGGGGTACGTCACCTGAAAAGGATGGTAATAACAACCCAAAATATGAGTTACCTTATGTTGCAAAAGCTTATCTTCAAGAATCAAATCAATTATTCGTAACAAGAATCCTTGGTTTAACAGGATATAAACCAGTTAAAACATTCGCGATTCAAACAATCGGTGGTGTTGAAGTTGGTTCATTAAGTGGGACAACCACAGGAACAACAATTCCATCAACAACAGGTATTACAGGTAGTACTTTCTATACTTTCTTATCTGATAAGAAAGCTTATGACGGTAACACCATTACTGATTACATTGTAACAAACTTTAGTGGTAACACTTCAAGTAACAATAATGATTGGTTTGTTTTAGGTAATGTACCATCTTCTGGAACAACGGGTTTAACCGGTACTGAAGTTATTTCACCTTTAACAGGTTTAGACAACGCAAATAATTACAACTCAAAAGAGTGGTACAATACATTAGTTAATACTGCGGGTACTGAAGTTTATTCATACTTGTTCATTTATAATAGTGGAACAAGTAGATTCGATGTAACAAGATACACATATAGTGCAACTACATATAGCGATTACGATGGCCAAGTTGTTGCGGCTTTCAGGTCAAGAGGTTCATACGCAGGACAAACTTTAAATTTGGAAGTTACCACAAACTCTAACTTTAATATTTCTGGTTCAGATTTAGTGGTTAATCCATTAGCTGAATTTACACTTAATGTAACAGGTTCGACAAGTGGGGCAAAAACATTTACATGTAGTTTAGATATTACATCATCAAAATATGTTACAAAAGTTTTGGGTGTTGATGTATATGACAAATCAAAAACAGATGTTCCAATTTACGTTTATGAATCGTATCCAAAATATCTATTACAAGCGTTTCAACAAGGTTATGTTAGAGGTATCAGTTTAACTGAGGTTTATAATACAGAAACTAATAACTTCTTAACGGAATGGGACACTCCGATGTCACCAACTGTTGTTTCTGAAGTTAGAGGTGGTAATGTTGCAGATTTATTTGAAGTAATAACAATTTCTGACGGTGAGGATGCTAACACACAACTTAAAATTTCGGTTATGAACATTGATGTGGATACTTACGAATTTGACTTTTTAGTTCGTGATTATTATGATACCGATGATAATATGGTTGTTCTTGAAAAATTCACAAGATGTTCAATGAATCCAGATGTTCCGGGATATATCGCTAAGAAAATTGGTACATCAGATAGTGAATATGAATTAAATTCAAAATACAT